CCGGCGCGGAGCTGTCTGGCTTGAGAGGGGGCCATGGCGGCAGGGGCGCGGCTCCCCTCATCGAGATAGCGGATGCCGGGGATCCCAGACGCCGCCATGTCGGCAGAAAGTTCCCTGATATCTTCTCGATTTGCGTGATACCTGCTGCTGCGGCCGGAAGGATTTTTGCGGGCCGTTTCAAAGTAAATATCGCCACCCGACTGCGTTCGCCCGGATGGAGACATGAAGTTCTCATCGGCGCCACGCTGTCCGAAAAACTCCCGGACTTTCGGAGACTGCTCACGCAGCGGCGCGTCCCAGTCGAGCATGCGCTCCGGCGCCACATCCAGCTCGACCTCATACATGCGGCCGTTCGGGCGACGAAGAAGCTCCTGCGCCTCGTTCGCCTTCCGAACGAAGTCGAGCACCACCGGATCTCCGGACGCGAGGCCTTCAGAGATGTGCGGCAAGCTGAGACGAAACTGCAGCTCCTCGATCGCCTGGTCGGGGGTCAGGCCCTCGTCGAGCAGGCGCGCGGCGGTGCCGGCGGCGCCGGTGTTGTGCCGAGCGACAAAGGAGCCAAGCGGCGCCAGAGCATCGCGGTATGACCGCGCGACGTCCTCGTTCTCGGCGAAGTACAGGCCGTGCCCGTAGGTCTGATTGCCCTCGCCTGTGCCGATCTTGTCCATGCGGAAGCTGTCGAAGTCGTGCGGGCTGCCGTGGTAGGCGCGGACGCCGGCCGAGGCCTCGGGCGCCTCGCGGGTAAGCGCGCGCGACACGGCACTGAGGATGCGGCCACCGGCAGCATACCCCTCCGGCTCCTCGTCCTCGCCCTCCGCCGCCGCAGCGGCAGCCAGGCCGCCGATCGGCGCCATCGAGCGCACGGTCACGAGGTCGTATACGGGGTGCTCCCTGCCCCGCACCTTGATGGCGCCGACGCGCTGGCCCACCTGCACGTTGCCCTCGGTGGTGGGGCGCAGGCGCGGCTCGGACTTCGACTTGGGGTAGCTCGTCAGGTTGACGCCTTTCGGATACTCGGCCGCGAGGGCGTAGTAGTGCTTGCCCCGGTTCGTCACCGACACAAGGCTCGGGATGTCGGCGTAGCCCTCGGGCGTCTCGGTCCAGTTCCAGCCGGCGGAGCGCTTGAACAGGTTCGACTTCGTGTTGGTCGAGCCTTTGCCAGGCGAGCCCGTCGGCAGGTCGGTCGGGTCGCCGACCATCATCACCTGCTTGCCGTCCGGGTTGACCGCGATGCGAGCTGCGCTGACGTTCTCGCCGGTGACGTCGCGCGGAGCCTCGCCGCGCCGCATCTCGAGGTAGCGGCCACCGGGCTGGAACTCGAAGTCGCGGAGGAACGGCTTGTAGGCGTCGTCCGCCGGGTCGAAGAAGCGCTGGGGCGCAGGCATGATCGAGCGGGTCGCGCGCTCTGCAACGGGGGCCAGCTCCTCGGGGGCGGCGCGCTCGGCGGAGCCGGTGACGGCCCGGGCCAGTGCGCCGATGGCCTTCGCGCGGCTCATGCCGCCACCGCTCCGTCGCCAATCCGGCTGGAGGGGAACCGGCCGGCGCCAGATTTCGGCGCAGCAACTCTCAGGTCATGCCGCATAGGGGTTGCCCCGCCGTCTGCTAGGCTGCCAGTATTCGTCGATTTCGCGGGGATTGGCAACTGAAACCCCCATCTTGTCGACGATCACCCGCAGGGCCTGGGTTGAGCTGTCGACGAGGTCGTCGTGGGCGATGCTCTTCTCGCCGCTGAAGCTGCAGATCTGCTCGATGAGGGGGTCGGCCCAGGATCGGGGCTGACCGGGGCGCTTGTCGCTCTCGACGACCCAGACCATGCCGTTGGCGAAGAGGTGGCTGACCATATGCAGGCGCTCGAGCTTGCTGGCGCGGCCGGGGTTGTACGCCACCGACGAGAGGCCCTCGCGGGCCAGCATCTGGCGCAGGCTGATGCCGCTGCCCTTGTCCTCGATCACGCACAGGTCCGGCTTGCGGCCGGAGTTGCCGAGCAGGGGCGCGCCGTAGATCGGGGTGATCAGGGGCTTGTCGCGATCGCCGTACTGCACCGCCATCTCGCGCTTCGTGCGCTCGATCAGGTCGGGCATGCCGAGCCTCTCCTGCCAGCAGTCAAGCAGGAGGACGCCGTCCTGGCGCTCTTCGCGGAAGAGGCCCCAGACGCTGCAGCCGGTGAAGTCGGCGTCGCCGGTCTTGGAGTTGCGCGTGGCCTCGGTGAAGGCGGTGTCGAGCGACAGCACGATCAGGTCGAAGACTGGCAGGGGCTGGTCGGCCGGCCAGAGCTGGATCCAGGAGCGCTTGATGATGCCCTGGTCGGCCGGGTCGAGCACCTCGGCGTGGATCTCCTGGCGGCCCAGGGCGGTGCCCTCGTACTGCAGGATCTGCTCGCGGAAGGTGGGCGCCAGGTTGGCGAGGTTGGCGTAGGTCGAGGCGCGGGAGACGGTGACGTCCTTGCCTTCGCGCTTCAGCAGCCGGGTGATGATGGGCTTGGGCTTGGGCGTGGTGGAGATCACGATGCGCGGCCGATCGCCCAGGCGCATGCCGAACATCAGCATGTCGAAGGCTTCCTCGGCCCGCTGCCAGGCGGCCAGCTCGTCGAGCCAGCCGCCGTGGAACTGGGGGCCTCGGAAGCGCTCGGGGTTCTCGGCGGAGATCCCCTTGATCAGCGACCCGTTCTTCAGCCGCAGCTCGACGTCGGTCTTGTTGTACAGGGCGCCGCTGGAGGTGGGGTCGATCAGCTCGTGGGGGATGACGGCCAGCAGGCCGCTCTCGCCCTCGAAGCAGGTGCCGACAAGGTCGCCGTAGGTCGGGGCGGAGACGAGCCACCGGGTGCCGGGCATGGACCACGCCCACCAGCCGATCGTCTCGGCGGAGGTGCGTGTCTTGCCGGCGCCACGGCCGGCGAGGAGCAGCCAGAGCGACCACCAGTCGCCGGCGGGGACGAGCTGGTGGTCGAGGGCCTTGTCCATCCACTCGGCGTGCCAGAGGAGGCCTCGGGCGACGTCGTCGGGGAGCTTGCCGATGAGTTCGATTTCGGCGGGCGTGAGGCTGCCCATGCGGGGTTGCGCGCTCAGGCGTCCGGCTTGCGGTTGGCGCGGCGGCTTTCGATGGAGGCGACGAGTTTCTCGACGAGCTGGGACTGGACGGAGACCTCGAGGGGCTTCTCGCCGCCGGAGATCGTGATGTCCTGCTTCTCGGACCAGCCCATGCGAGCCTTGGACCAGAAGATCAGGGCGGCGGTGTTCCCGTTCATCGCTTGGCCGAACAGGGTGCGAGCGATCTTCGAGTTCGCTTCGGCCATGCCGTGGTCGAGGTCGTCGCGGTAGTGGGCGTGCAGGGTCGGGAGGGCGATGCCGAGGAGGCGGGCGATGTGGGGCTGTGGGATGCCTAGGCCGGACAGTTCGCGGGCGAGTTCGCGGGCTTCGTCGTTCGGTTCGTGCGGGCGTCCGCTGCCGGGCTTCCGGGGGTGTTTAAGGGCTGATTTCGCTCGGCGTTCGGCGGCGGTAACGGTCTTGCGGGGCTTGGCGTTCGGGGCGCGCTTCGGGCGTTGCTTGTCGGTGGGCTCGGCGGGGTTCTTCGATCGGGCGGTCATGGCTCTGGGCGCTGACATCGGGGTGGCCTGGAGGATATTGCTGCCGGCCATGGCGGCGCAAGTGCCAATCGCCGGCGCCCCTTGGAAAATAAAGGCTCCGGCCGCCTCAACCGGGCCCTGAACCATAGATCCGGGCTAAGTCGTTGATATTGCTGCTGATATTATATATCATACAATTAAATAATTCTCTCTACTTATACTCTCCTCTAAGGGGGTGGGCTTATAGGTGAGTGATTGATTACCTTTCTCTCTCTGTTCCCTTGTTTACCTCTGAGTTGAAGAGTTAAGAATTAAGAGTTTAATTTTTGGCGGTTTTCTGCGGGTTTCCGGGCTGAACCATAACCCACAACGCCTCACCGCCTTGAAGAGTTTCCGGCCTTTCTGTTGACAGATATGCGGTTCGGCGGGCCCGAAAGGGTTCCGGCGATCGGCGGCGGTTTGGTGGCGCCTGGCTGGATTATTTCGCCAATCCGCGTTTGCGGGGTTGACGACGGTTTTTGGTTCGACGAGACTTCGGATCACGGCGCCGGCTGATCGGCCCCGGATGGAGACGCGAAGAATGCTCGCTTCTGGTTCTGAGATCCGCCCTGGCCACAAGACGGCCAACCCTCGCCCCACTGAGGAGCAGGTGCTGAACATGGTGATCCCGGACGCCGCCCAGTCTTTCATGGACTGGGCTCGCCTGGACGCCGACATGAGCTGCCGCCAGGTCGCGATCCTGCTGACGGTGCGCTCGAACCATGGCGCCTCGACGGGTGCCGTGGCTGCGCTGCTGGGTCTGCCCAAGCCGGTCGTCACCCGCGCTGCGGACAAGCTGGAGGATCTGAAGCTGCTGCACCGGGTGCCTCACGCGACCGACAAGCGGCTGGTGATGCTGGTGCCGGGCCCGGCGCCGGCGAAGAAGCGGGGGCGCTGAGATGGCCAAGTTCGAGATGGTGGTCGCGGTCGAAGAGGCGGGCGGCGTCCGGCTGGAGTTCTGGGCGGCCGACAACATCGACGACGTCGTGCTGAAGCTGACGCCGGCGATGGCGCTGGAGGCGGCCGAGGCCCTGCTGCGGGCGGCTCGGCAGGCCATGCGGGTGGCGAAGAAGGAGAAGGCGTCGTGACCTTTCGTGCAGACTTCCTGGCGGATGCCCCGGCTCATGTCCGTGGCACCAGCCTCTGGTCCTGGCAGCAGGCGATCGAGGGCAGCCGCAAGGCTGCGGCGGGCGGTGACCTGGGCCACGCTGCGTGGCTGCTCGGCCGCGCTGCTGCGGTGCGGCGCCAGATGGCGAAAATCCTGGCGTGCCCCTACGCGCGCCGGGGGCTGGTGGCGCCATGAGCGAGCGGGCGCCCCGGACGGCGGACGAGTTCCTCGAGGCCCTGGCGAGTGCCTGCGGGCTTCTGGCTGACCTGCGTGACGACGCCGAGCGGCTGGCCATGCCGACGGCGGTCACGATGGGCCTGACGTGGCTGCGGGACGACGCGACGGGCGTCGCCTGCGACGCGATGATCGCGCTGAAGAAGGAGAGGGCGGCATGAACGCGGACACGCG